GGGTGTTCATTGACCCGTGGACATGCGGGGATTCTATCCAAGATCCCCTAAGAGCACTGCCTAAGTTGCACCTCTCATTCTCAAATGAGAACGTCCCTGTTGAGGTTGCGGCACACAATAAAGCTCAAGGTTATCTCACAACTGATCCCACAACCCCACTAATCTCCCATTGGTGCCGTGCGGTGCTTCGAGTCCAACCTGCTCCAGAGGCTGGCGAAATATTGAAGTATCGCACCGAACTCCATGGTGATCGACGATGGGTGAACAGTTTGGATGATGAGACCGAGACTTGGCCCAACCCGGAAGAGACCACACCCGCAATGTGGACTCTAGTTGCTTCAGCCCTAAACTGCGACGTTGCCGACCTAGCTGCATATTGTCAGTTACTCGAAAAAGTGCGACGACCCTATGACTGGCCGCCACCATTCCAGGTGGTCCCGATTAAGGTTGATATTCCAGCGGTTTTTGAGGGTGAAATTCGGCGCCCCTTGGCTATCAAGGAGGGGCCACCAATTGTCACTCAACCGCCAAAACCTGATCCAGATAACAATAATGAGCCTTGTCAAAGTAAACCAATCCCGAAACCGCTTCCCAGCGGACCGGGTGTCGTACATTGTTCCCGAGCAAACAAACAAGAAAAGAAAGCGCGATCAACTCCGCGCAATCATCGCCCCTCTTTCCAACGCGCGGATAAGCACTGGAAGAGGGACGAGCAAGAGGCAACGGGTAGCAGCTAAGGCTTCCCGGGGCCTCGGGGTTATGGTACAACTATCTCAGGTCACAGCTGAGTATGTTCGTGCCCTAGCGAACCCGTTCACGGCGCCCCCCGCGTCCATCCCGTCATACCCGGCGCTGCTTTCGAAGCGCCAGGTCTCATTCGTACGCGGATCCTTCGTTGTGCCCTCAGGGACTCCGATAGGATTCGTGGTAGCTGACCCATCTCTCGCGAGTGCAAATGATCAGACCTGCGTAGTCACATCCTCCAGCGCCTATGCTGGTTCCACGATTCAAGTTTCCGGAACTGGCACAGTCGCAGCTACCTCCAATTCAGAGTACACTGCAGCTCAAATCAACACCGCCGGCGCGAACACCCTCCAATACAGGGTTGTCGCCGCCGGCCTGCGTGTCCGATACGCTGACACTGAGCTGAACCGAGGTGGGAGCATACTCGCACTGCATCATCCTC